ACACGGCTTCGCCTGTTCGTGAGGAATCACGGCAGGGCATTGCAGGGGTATACAACTCAGCCGCCCCTGGCAGGAACACAACTGCGTTCCTGAGTGATACCGGGCTTAAAGGTGCCCGGTGGCTGAATCCCAATTCTCAATGTATTTGCGTACTAATTAAATGGTTCAGGCGCAATTAAATGAGAGGAGGGGAGGGGGAGGAGTGCCCGTGTGTTAGTGCGAAGCACTGGAACAGGCTTTTCCAACAGACAGGCACATAGGTTAGGTAGATCTCGATCTGGGGCTTGGTTTTAAAAAATGCCCGTATCACTCAGCTAGTACAAAGAGGGAAAAAATGAAAACAGACCTGAAGCAAAATTTAATCGCTCTCTTGGAAGAGCAGTTCATCCGGTCCGATGACAAAGTCATTTTTGACTACGTGATGCAAAAGAAAATTAAGGCTCAGGGATACCACCTGCAGCGCAATTTCACCGTCAGCGTTGGCGGTGGACGTAAGGGGTTCATCGACTGCCTGGTGACCTCACCTGACGGTCAGCAGTGTGCCATCGAAATTGACAAACGCACTCCTCGCAGCCGCTCGCTGATGAAACTGAGCGAACTGCCTGCAGGGATGTCTGGTTTCGTTCTTCTCAAAGACGGAAAGCACCCTTTGCGTTACAGCGAAGACGGAATCGACATCATCCGGGCGACGAAATTTAAGTGAGCTGATTCAGAAGGGAGGCTGGCAACCTTTGGGGAGGCCGCCAGCCATGTGAGGGGAATCCATGAAAACCACATCACAGGATTATTATCTCATCACCGCGGGGGCAGCACAATGCAGCTGACGATCACACCGAATTTTGCACAGGATCGCGCGCTTAACATGCTGCGCCGGGACTGGAAGGCAAACGACACTTTCATGGTGTACTCGCCGACCGGTAGCGGCAAGACGGGGCTGGCCGCATTCATCGTTGCCGGGTTCGTCAGCTGTGGCAAGCGCGTTCTGTTCTGCGCGCCATACACCATCCTGATCGGTCAGACGGCAAACCGCTTTGTTGAATATGGATTACCGGGTGACGAAATCGGGTACATATGGGCAGATCATCCAAACTACGATCCGTCACTGAAAATCCAGATTGCCAGCGCCGATACGCTTATTCGCCGCGTGTTCCCTGACAACATCGATCTGCTGATCATCGACGAAGCGCACCTGCGCAAAAAACGCATCTTGCAGGACATCGAACGGCTGCGCGCTAAAGGCGTGAAAGTGATTGGCCTGTCAGGTACGCCGTTTTCACCGTTCCTGGGCAAATACTATGACCGTCTCATTAAACCGACCACCATCGGTGAGCTGATCCAGCGCGGCGACCTGAGCAATTACGAGTTCTACGCGCCTACTAAGCCGGATCTGAAAGGCGTCAAATCGGCCCCATCACTGGAGTTCGGCAGCGATTACAACGAGGCGCAGCTGGCCGAGATTATGTGCGGTTCCACGCTGGTGGGCGATATCGTACAGAACTGGCTGGAGCATGGTCGGGATCTGCCGACAATCGCGTTCTGCGTGAACGTGGCTCACGCCAATTTCCTGACTATCCGGTTTAACCAGGCTGGTGTTAACGCCGAGGTTATGACTGCTGACACGCCTGTGGAGGATCGCCAGACCATCATTCATCGCTTTGAAACCGGCGCTACAAAAATCATCGTGAGCGTGGGTGTTCTCGTGGCCGGGTTCGACAGCGACGTTCGCTGCATCATCTACGCCAGGCCAACCAAAAGCGAAATTCGCTGGTTACAGGCGCTGGGCCGCGGTCTTCGCACCGCGCCGGGTAAAGAGTCCTGCCTCATCTTCGATCACAGCGGCACCGTACATCGCCTGGGTTACCCGGACTCTATCGAATATGACGATCTCCCGGGTAAAACTGACGGGATGGAGGAAAGCGCGCGCCACGCAGCCGAAGAACGCGAAGAGAAGCTGCCGCACGAATGCTCGCAATGTCACTACATGAAACCAGCTGGCGTCTACGTTTGCCCGAAATGCGGCCACAAGCCGCTGGCCGGTGAAGATATCGATACAGACACTGGACGCAAACTAAAAAAGTTGGGCAACGAGCAGCGTCAGCCCACAAAGGCCGAGAAGCAGGCCTGGTGGAGCCAGATTAAGTTTTACCAGCGTCAGCGCCAGTCGCTGGGCAAAAAGCCCGTAAGCGATGGTTGGTGCAAACACACTTTCCATGAGCGTTTCGGGGAGTGGCCAAACGGCCTGAGCGATTACCCGATGGACATCACCCCTACGGTTTCGAACTTCATCAGGCACAAACAGATCGCTTTTGCTAAGCAGCGCGAGAAAGCGCAGGCGCTCCAGGCGCAGCAAGAATGCCAGCCTGATCCGACAAGAATTCAACTGGCGAGAAACCAGATGAAAGAAATCAAACAGCAGTTAGGGAAACGAGTATGAAGACGGCGGAAGCAGCAAAGGGCCAGTGGGCCATGATTTTTGAGCACTACGGGCTGCCGCCGATCACCGGCAAAAATCACTTCAAAGGCAAATGCCCGCTATGTGACTCAATTGGTAAGTTCCGTATCGATGACCGTGACGGTGCCGGCACCTGGATCTGTACCTGCGGCAGCGGCGATGGATTGAAACTGGTTACGCAAACCCAGGGTAAACCCTTCAATGAGATTTGCCGTGAAATTGATGAGCTGATCGGCAACACCTTCACTCGCTTGAAAGTACCAGTCACCACCAGCGCGGGCAGCTTGCGTCAAAGGGTGCTCAGTAAGTTTTCTAAACTGGCACCGCTGCGTGGGACTACTGGTGCCGATTACCTCAATGCGCGCGGCATCTATAAGCTCCCGGCTGAGGCTATCCGTTTCAACGATAAGCAACGCCACAACGGAGCGGTTTATCAGTCCCTCTACTCTCTGGCCACTGATGATAAAGGTGAGCTTTGCTATCTGCATCAGACGCTTCTGGACGGCTCAAAAAAGGCCGACATCGGCACCAGCGCAAAGCGTCAGAAATCCCTGCAAGAGGACAATTATCTGGATCATGCCCGTTCAGTGGCGATTCGTATGTTCCCTGTTGCCAGCACGCTTGGCATCGCCGAAGGCATCGAAACAGCCCTTTCAGCGCACCAGCTCTACGGCGTGAATACCTGGGCAACCATGACAAGCGGATTTATGAAGAAATTCCGGGTACCGGCAGGCGTGAAGCATCTGATTATTTTCGCTGACCGCGACGAGAACAGCGCCACAGGGCTGGCGGCAGCATATGAATGCGCGCATGCGAACCTGCTGGCGAAAAATGACCTGCAGCGTGTGAGTGTCTATTGGCCCGATCACGATGATTTTAACAACATGCTCATGAACGGTGATCAGGTTCGTGAATTGGTTTTCTACAAAAAGGCGGCTGCGTAATGCGTACAAATAACATCGAACATAAAGCACTCTTCACAATCCCGACGGCAGCGCACAGCACCACCCTGGCGAACATCAAGCCGCTGCCGGCTCAAAGGAAAATCACCGGCCATAAACAGACTGATGCTTATCTCTGGGTGCTTGAGGTGATCCGACTGAACGAACCCGCACACCTGGACGCTGCTGAAGCTGCGCTGGAGAAAATTAAGATCAGCCCGAAAGAGGCCGGTGAACGATATTCCCGTTATCTGCTGGCGAATGGTGCCGATCCTTTCCAGGTTGCATTCGGTACCATCGGCATGGATAACCCGGCGAACGCTATCAAGGCAGCGCGCGAGAATATTCAGAAGGCTGCTGGCGTCAGAGCGCAGTTCGGCAACTACGAAACAGCATTCGATGATGTAGAAGCTGAACGCGTGATTAAGTCCTCTCAGAAATTTATTGATGATTATGACTGGGGCTGGACCTCCGAAGAGCTGGAGTCCGGTCACATCGGCGGGGGACGCATGACAGAAATAGACGATCAGCGCCGCGTATATGTTGATGGCTACCGCGACGTTCTGCCGGAACCTAACACCCTCTCAGATGTGGTTCGTGAATTTATTTACTGGGACTGGCTTTACGAGGTGCGCAACACGGCTGGCAAGGAACTCGGTTACGAATATGGTTACTCCGAGCACCATCAGTCGGTGTATGACCGCGAGCGCTATTTGGAAAAACTGCTGGAGACCATCAAGCCCGTAACCCGCGCTGAGGCTGTTGAAGTGTGCCGCTGGTTTATGGAAAGCGGAAAGGGGGAATATATGGAAAACGACGGCGAGGCGGTCATTCTTAATCTGGTAGGGGAGTGCGATTAATGAAACTGGAGGCAGCTCTTAAACATTTCAGCCCCCAGGGCATGCTCATCAGTGACAGCGTGAAAGGTACATCACCGGATCGCCTCACTGGCACTGACGTAATGGCGGCAATCGGCACCACCAGCAGCCGGGCGCGTTTCGGCCTGGCGGCATTCTTCGGCAAGGCCGGGATCAGCAAAACGGATGAGCAGATGGCGGTTCAGGCGCTGGCCCGTTATGCGATGGAAACGGCACCAAAGAATGTTCGCAAAGTAGCTGGTGGTGAGCTCGGTTGGTGCATGCAGGTCCTGGCGCAATTTGCCTTTGCTGAATATTCCCGTTCGGCGGCTACCAGCGCGGCGTGCAGCAGCTGCGGCGGTACCGGTTTTACGTCCCAGATCGAGGATGTAATCAAGCACCCTGGGATTTTCGATGCAGACGGCGCTGAAGTTGTGGCCCCGAAGATTAAGCGTGAGCTGGTGAAACGTACATGCGGTACCTGCGAAGGAAAGAGGGTGATCCATGCCCGTTGCCGCTGCGGAGGTAAAGGCGAGGTGCTTGACCGTGCAGCGACGAAGGAAAAGGGGGCTCCGGTGTTTAAAACCTGTGGCCGCTGCTCTGGAAATGGCTTCTCTGCTGTCTCTTCTGCCACGGCACACCGAGCCATTCTGAAGCGTCTCCCCGATCTCCATCAATCCTCATGGTCACGAAACTGGAAACCATTCTATGAAATGCTGGCAGACACGCTGCGCCAGGGAGAGCGACACGCGGCTGCAGAATTCGAGAAGGCAACAAATTATTAATGTGATCGGAACAAATAGCGACATTTTATTGCACTATAGCGTTGACTTTGCATAAAGTTGTCCTGTATGCTTTCCATCGTGGGATATTACGCCTACACGACATCAAACCCGCCTCAGTGCGGGTTTTTTTATGCCTGCAATTCTTCGCGCCACGCTCGGCGCAATTCAACCACAGAGCCTTTCAGGAGGGAACGGTCGGTGTGACTGTCTCTGTGGGCTGATCATTACTGAGCGCGGATCAGTGCATCGCTTTATTCATAATTAAGTATTCCTCACACAAGCCCGAAATCAGAATGGCTACACTCTCTCATTAGTGAGGGAGGGTAAGGTATGAAAGAGGGTTTTTACTGGATACAGCACAACGGCAGGGTTCAGGTTGCTTACTACACCGATGGCGAAACAGAAGACCTGCGAACAGGGCGGATCGTCAGGGGCATATGGCATCTGACTCAGGGTTACGATATCTGCGATGACGGCGAGGCTGAAATTCTTGCGGGACCGTTAATGCCGCCACATGTTTGAAAAAATACCGGTGCGATTTTATATATGGTTTAGACTGATTAGAGGTGAATCCCCCTGTGCGGAGGGGCAATCCAGTTGATGGAAGTGTAGATATGCTTGCGGCTCGTATAACTGGTAACGAGTCACCGGGAGGCACCCGGCACCTAACTGAGTATCCGTGACTGTTTCAATTTACGCCTGCTTGCAAAAGCAGGCTTTTTTTATTCCCGCTTCGAAACTGCTGCTATCTTTAAATTGTGAACCAGGCCATAACCGCCCACCCGACATCCTGGTCGGGAAGTGACGCTGCTCGACACAGTTGTTGCACCGGGAATGGCCAGGTAACACGACTACCTACTTAGATTTCTAACTCAGTTAGGCCTGCTG